TTTTATAGCACCCAACGCAACAAAACTAGCAAGTTCTGTAAATATAGCAGGACAACCATTTGATGGTAGTGGTAACATTACAATTGCTTCTACCAATTTAAGTGACGTTAGCACTGTTACACCGGGAAATTATACAGTAAATGTTTTAGCAGGAACAAGTATTACATTTTCTGATGCTACTACTGGAACATTAGGTGCTTTTTCATTCGATATCAATCTTTCAGGATTAGGCAAACTTTTAAAAGTATAATCTAAAAAAAAATTGATTTAATACTACTTTTAGATAAAATAGTATTAAAAATGGAACCACCAACTTATTTAGCCAATAAAAATCCTCACCCCCGGGACAAAAACATCCTTTTTGATGAAGGTCCCCACATTTACACCATTAACGGTGATAGTAATTATATGTCAGTAACGACATGGAATCATTCACATTTCGCTCATTTTGATCCAGATAAAATTATTGATAAAATGATGTTGAGTCGCAATTGGACACAAAGTCGCTATTATGGGCAAACTAAGAAAGAAATTAAGAAAATGTGGTCTGATAATGGTAAAAAAGCATCAGAAGCAGGAACTAAAATGCATTATGACATTGAGTGCTATTATAACGACGAAGCCGTAGAAATAGAAGAAGATTGTGTAGAATGGTCGTATTTTGAGAATTTTGAAAAAGATTGCGGTACACACATGGAACCTTATCGCACAGAATGGATGATTTATGACGAAGAATTGCGATTTGCCGGATCTATAGATATGATATTTAGAAATAAAGACGGGACACTTGAAATTTATGACTGGAAACGTTGTAAGGAAATTAAATATACAAATAATTATCAAAAGGCAAACACCAAATGTATCAAACATCTCATGGATTGCAATTATTATCATTATGCTTTACAATTAAATACATATAAGGCACTTTTAGAAAAAAATTACGGAGAGAAAATTAACGGTATGTATTTGGTTTGCATGCATCCTAATAATACAAATGAAAACTATATTAAAATTCCCGTACCCGATTTGCAGAAAGAAGTTAGAGACTTGTTTAATGTAAGAAAGGAGATGTTAAAATGAAACAAACTTAAAAATAAACTATCTACATAATGTAAATATGGACGAAATATACTGTAATGAATATACAAATTATCATACAAAGGTTGAAACAAATCCCGTAACAATTTTTTTTCTTTTACTAAGTATTATACCATTAAGTGTTTTATTTACAATGATATCCGTTTCTCAGACGATGGTATTAAGTGGTTATTTACCCCCAATTGAAGACGAGGACGATGAAGAAGAAGAGGAAGAAGAAAAAGAAATTCCTTACAATGAAAAAAATCCATTAAAAAGAAAAAACAACAAAAATAAAGAACCAAATACTGAATTATTGAGTGTTTTAGAATGTACACCAAATGGCAATGTATTTATGAAATATAATTTAGATAATGAAAGTTTTGATTACTGGTCTGATTATAAAGAAATTCCTTTTCAACACCTTGAAACAGTTGCTAGAAAATATGTAAATATATTCAACTGTGCAGATCTTTATTTGTGCGAAGAAGAGAGTGGAGATAGCGATGAAGATAGCGATGAAGATAGCGGTGATAGCGGTGATAGCGATGAAGAGAGTGGAGATAACGAAGAAGACAGTGAAGATAGTGGAGAAGACAGTGAAGAGAGTTCACCGGTTAATCAAACCCCACCCGACGATGAGATATTTGCTAAATTCAAAAATACAGAGAAAATGAAAGAAATCATTCAAGAAGAAACTCAGTTAATCAACAAATTTAGATATAAAGGAAAATTAGTTGATATATTGGAATTTAAACAGAGAAAAAAAGAAGAACCAAAAGAGGTTTCGTTTAGTTCATGGAAAGGAATTTTCTAAGTTAGTGCGTTTTTTTTAGTGCTCTTTTTCTAGTGCGTTTTTTTTTGCGTTTTTTATTATATTTTCTACGAGAACCTCCTTTTTTAATAGAGGTTCTCGATGGTGTTTGCTTAAGAGGCGTTTCTTCTGGGGGCGTTTGTTTAATTTCTTTATTTACAATTGGCCGTTCGCTTCTTTGCTCGGGTGTTTCGTATGGCATCATTGCTTTTGCAGAAGCATCTTTTTTTTTTAATTCTTCAACAAATTTTTCTTTTGATAAAGTTTCAGCAGGATCAAATTTCAATTGTTGAACTGTAGCGTTGATTTCATCAAATTTATTAGTTACATTAGTATAAGTGTTATATGCCCCTAACCCGAAATCAATAAAACTATCTACCGATTCTAATCCTGGAACATTTGTCTTTCTCAAAAGTTCTAAAATTCTATAGGTGGTTTCTAGAATAAGAATTAAGTTGGTTTCTACAACAGCCTGTCCACTTTGGATTGCACTGGTTACACCTGAAATAGCGCTCCAAGTATTACCAATTCCAGGAATACCGGTAATAACATTTTCAAGTGCATCTGTAGCACCGTCTCCCGCACGTCGCAAACCTTCTTTCATACGTTCAATTAAGTCTGCTTCGGCTTCATCTATAGCCGGTTTCATTTCTTTTAGAGTAATAAGTGCTACCGCCAAAAAAGGTTTGAGTGCAGAATCATTTAAAGCAATAGCAACTTGTTTTATATTTTCTCTAATAACAGGATCTTCTAAAATATATATCATGATCATAGTTAAAAGGGTGGCATTATGTTTGGCTTTATCAGCATTCTCATATAATTTATCTGGATCAGTTAATGAAACTCCTAATAATTCCAACATCCTGTCCATTATAGAAACGAGTAATCCTATAAACTTAGATACTAATCTCCTAACAACTGCTATAGGAGGATCAGTAGACAATCGTAAAATAGATTGACCAACGTTATTTGAGTTCATAAATTCATGTTCTACCATTTGTTGAATACTTGGATTTTCTTTCGACATTATTAATATATCCTTATACTTTATTTTTTTTTAACCAACTCAAATATCCAATACTTTTTTCCAAGTCAAATGAAGAACCTAAATCTTCTTTGGCAATTTCTAATGCTTTTTTTTCAATATCACCAAGACTCTTCACATATGATGATATGTTTAATGATTGTTTTTTATTAATTTGTGATTGTTTAGATGGCATATGTTCGATAATATAGTTGATATTGTGTTTAAATAATATCAATTTAAATTTAAGAAAAATAAAATACTAATTTTTCACTGTTTTTTTTAACCATTTTTGTTAATTTATAATCAACCGTATAATTTGAATTTATCAATAAATCTATAGCAACTTCTATTTCGTCTGATTGAATAAAGTCCCCTGATTCCGGATTAATAAAAGCAAATAAACAATGTGGTCTAGTTTTACAGTCGTAATCAAATTGTGATAATCTTTGTCTAGGTAATTCTTTTATATATTCTTTAAGAGGCGAGTGATCTGGTTTTTTATTAACAGTTAATATTTTTACATAACATTTATTTATTTTATTAAGAAATACTTCTTCTTGAACCTTGAATACAGGCATATATAAAATAATCATAATATTAAAATTGAAAAGAAAAATAATATGAAAAAATATATTATTAAAAATGGATGATCGAAAGATATTTAGATTTAAATTTAGTAATAGTTTTAGTCAAAAATTAGAACAATTTACCAGAATACATAAATTTGATAAATCGAAAGATTTTAAGGAAGCATGGAATGAATGGAAAGATGATAATAATAAATTAATAAACCAAGAACTTGAATATCTAGAAAGTAAGGGATATGAAGGTGATATTTATCAAAAAATTTATAAAAGCGCACGATATTATCATAAAAATAAAAGTGATAAAAAAGAAGACGAGGTTCATAGAAAAAAATATATTGGTTTAGATAGAACAATCTTAAAAGAAATGGATACTCAAATATTGATTCATTTACGGTCAGAAGATAGTAAACCCTCTGCTGGATTTCAAGATTATATGGAAAATGTGGAGAAAAAAACATTAGATCATGAAGTAAAAAACCTTAAAAATAATGGATATAATACAAAGGAGGAACTTTTAATGAAATTTAAAAAAACATATAAGAATAGATATTTTAGACAGGTAAACTATTAATCAGAAAAAGTATTTGGGGCGATATTTAAGAGTTATTAATAAAAAATTATAATATGTTTTTTTATTAATATGATAGGTGGTAAAATGTTAGCAAGTGGTGGATATGGATGTGTTTTCAGCCCAGCCATAAATTGTGACGGAAGTGCATTAATATCTAATAAATATGTCAGCAAAGTTCAAGTATACAATAAATATGCTATAAGAGAAATTAAAATTGGGAAAAAAATAACAGAAATTATAGGATACCTTACCCATTTTGTTCCTATTATTAAACACTGTCGTGTTGAACTAGGGGAAATAGAAGATAAGGACCATGGTAGATGCGAAATCTTCAAAAAAAGGTCATCTAATAAATTTACAACTATGAAAATGCCATTTATAAATGGCACTGATTTTATTGATTTTATGATCAAACACAAAGACAATGATTATATAGTTAACAAACTTATATCTAGTTATAATCATTTACTTTCTTCCATAAATAAATTAATACAAAACAATATCTTACATTTTGATCTGAAAGGAACGAATATATTATTTGATTATGATTCAAAACTTCCATTAATCATCGATTTTGGACTATCTTCTGTCATTGATTTAGATAATATATCAGATGATCAAATGAAGGAAATATTTTATGTATTTGGACCTGATTATTACATTTGGCCCCTTGAAGTACATTATATGGCATACTTAATAAATGAAAATTCTAATCCTACCGATGATGATTTAATAGATATTGTAAAAGAATTCGTCGATAATAATAAGGGATTGATACAAAATTTCTCTCCAATGTTTATTAAAAAATATAAGGAAAAATCTGTAAACCAACTAAAATTTTATAATTCATTTGAAACATTTGAAGAGCGTAAGAAATATATCATGGGGTTTTGGACTACATTTGATAATTATTCATTATCAATTATGTATTTGAAATTTATCTATTTTATAAACACAACCGGGTATACCGATAACAAATTTATAATACATTTTACTGAATTATTATTGCAAAATATAGATCCAAATCCTGAAAATAGATTAGATATCTCGGATACTATACAAAAGTTTAATGGGTTTCTAACACAGGATATTCATGTAGGTATTAAAGTATTTAAGAATTTAAAAAAAAACTTTATTGATGATAAAAAAGACATTGATAAAGTATTAAAAAAAGAACGCAAAACCGGTAAGATAGACTCTTTGAAAATTAGGAAAAGTATGTCTTAAATTTGTTACTTGAAAATTACCAATTTATATATAATTTATATATATATATATATATAATGAATCGTGTAAAAGGATTATTGGATTGGGTCAATGATAAAAATTTGTTTACTAGTTTACGTAAACGTATTACAAATCCCAAATCAAGTAAAAGAAGTAGTGGTAATGAACACTCGAAAAAAGAAAAAAAAAGCATATTAAATAAAGCATGGGAAAAAGCAAAAAACTTGAAAAAAAAATCTACAAAATGCGTTATATCTTCGTATTTAGCAACTGAAGCATGCAAAGTTTTAAACCCAATCCAAAATGATTATACAAAATCTTCACAACACAAATCTTTTCAAAATAGGAAAATATTATT